TTTAGGCATCAAGTAATCAAATTGTTTTTCCATTGCGTAGCATCGTAGATACATGCGATTCAATTCTCTATCGGTTTGTCTTTTTAAAGAAACCCAAAGACACGTTGCCCCGAAAAACAAAAATGGGTTCGCTATACGCAATGCGTCATTGATATAATGAATCACCAAATAAATCGTTTCAATCATAATTTTTCCGACCTTATATGCATCCAATATTTGTCTTTCGAGAGAGACAAGAGTTTTTCTAAATCGCCTTTCACAATTATCCTATCTTTTTCTGTATAAACAAATTCTAAACTAGCTTGCACATTATCAAATAATTGAATCATATCCTCATCCGTTTTATTTCCTTCCGATGTAAAATCTACGAATTTTTTTTCATCACTGCTATCAAATACTTTGTCATCTATTTTATATCGGAACCTATAAAATCCTTTGTATTTCGTAGGATTATCTGGATCTCTTATTACACAAGCGAGCCAGCTATCAAGAGAAAGTGGATTAGAAGAAAACCAGAACCCCACGATATAACTTTCATCATCTAATTCTATCATTGATTAAAACTCATTCATTTATGAAAATATGACAAAAGACCGAATAATATACCCGAACAGGCTATGATCAAACTGCCAAGCTTTTTCATTAATGAACTTTCTATGGAACTAATTTTAATTTCTAGATCTATTTTAACTTGTAAGATCTTTTGCTCTAATTCAAGACTTAAAATTCTTAAGTCTTTTTGAGTTGCAACCCTATCTTCATTAAAATATGTAAACTCATGCTTCTCTGCTTTTTCTGATGTCATTTTGCCTCCTGTTCTATAATAAATTATACCACCTTTTTATACATTGTCAAATAAAGCCGTAATTTAATTTTATTACATATTATTTTGCTGATGTCGGCAAATTGTTCATTAAAGTGTACCTTATTTACATCCATATTTAATGAATTCAGGTTGCACATCTTTTTTCATTTTGATTGTAGTTTTTTCTAATGCTTCTACGTATTCTTGGAATACGCACAAATCATCTTGCCCAATCGCTCCTGCCAATTCTGCTTCATATGGATTAAAGAACAATGGCACTTGTAGGTCCATTAATTTACCAAAACATTCTTTTGTTTCCATTCCCCATCGAATGGCCAAGAAGGGTAATTTAAAATAGAAACGGTCGTATAATCTTTCTGCTTGCTCTATATCTAATGTTTCTCCATTTTTCATTCTGATGACTGCATCACTAGTAACAGGAATTAAAGCGCCAGTTGGGGAATGTTTTACATATGCCGTTAATTCACCTTTGCATGCTGCATTAATAACGATCTTTTCAGATCTTTTTCCTTTATAGTTTGCCTTAACATATTTTTTCATTCTTCAATCTCTATCATCTAATCTTCTGTTTCTCTGTAAGGCCTTTCAGGATGCATATAATAATCATTTAATATTATTTTCTTCCCATTTGCCCATTTTTTTAAGTCTTGCCATTCTTGTTGTAAACATTTATGGATTTGTTCGGGTGTTTTTCCTTGTGATTGTGAAGCAAAAAAATAATCAATTGCTTCAATGCGCATCTTCACATAATCCATTGAATCTAAATTGTACCGAATTTCATTTATTTTGCATCGAATATCAGCAATTTCTAATTCATCTGTAATATTTGGATGAAAAGGAAGCTCATATTCTAAGCCCACCTCAATATAAAATTTTGTACATGGCGCAGGTATTTTTAACAAAATATAATATTTCATTCAATCGCATTTAGTTCTTTGAATTGTTGCAATTGAATTTCAAGAAGTAATTTTGTAATATCCATTTTACGCTTTGATTTAATATCTAATTGCATCATGAAATCTTTAGCAATTTCAATCAATTGCACGATTTGTTTTTCACTGATTATCATAAGCTTCCCGTTATGGCTTCATACAATAATGCAATGCAGCCCAACGCTGCAACTCCTGTAACAACTGTCTTGCCAATACATAACAAAATGTTAAAAGTGATTATCATTTTTAATTGCCTCACATTTAATGCATATTCTGCCGTTTGGCATATTTTGTGAATCAAGCATATACTCATGCTCACAATAGTTATCAATCATGAAAAGTATCTTATCTACCAACGGATTCCATAAAGTCACCCTCAAGGTTGTATCATTACATTCTGTGCAACCCAATTTATATAATAATAAATTTAACTCTTCTTTCGTAAAATCATTCATTCAAACTTTTCTCCACTTCACATTTATAGTTATCAATCATGGATTGGATTTTTTTCTTAACACCTATCGTCACGCATGAGTAAGGAGTGACATTACCATTAATCATATATGACAAACATCGTTTAATTTCTTGGAGTTCTTCCTTTGTGAAATCATTCATTTATTACTCACAACATTCTCGTGTCAGTCGGATCGTATGATTCAAATTTAAAATCTATTGTCGGGAATGGGTGCAATGACATTCTAGATGATTCTGCATTATTCTCTAAAGTCTCTCTCATATTGCACTGACACAGCTTTATCTCCTCCAGCTTTTCAATCATGGTTCTAGACTTTGCAATTATCTTTTCGTTGGTAACTATAACAGCATGAGACCTATCAATTATTTCTTGTAATTCATCTTTTGAAAATTCCACTATTTCCCCCAATACTGAAAAACTAAAGCTAACCCCATGCAGAAAATGCCGGACAATAACGCCGGCATCCTTACTGTTACTGCAATTGGAACTGCTAAGCAAATAGCTGCGATGGGTGGCCACCACTCGAACATTTATATACTCCTTAATGTTTTACGATTACTTTATTTAAAAAACAATATCATCATCAATAAATGGATTTCCACTATCAGGAAATAGTTTCTGATCACCCTTCTTTACATAATCATCTACTTTATTTTTGTCAAAATATTTAGTGCCTATTGGTTTACCTTGTAACTTATCCTCCGGAATTTCTCTACCCTCTTCGATAATAATTTTTACTCTCAACCGCTTATCTAGAATTAAATCTGAACAAAGCTTCCCTTCTTCGTACTCTTTTAATAATCCAGCTGAATCTGCAAAATGGATTACACGCCACATCATTGTTTTAGTAAACACTAAAAAATCTCTCACTTCATGAATAAATCCATTCTCACCATAAACAGCGAGTATTAAATCTATCATTGGGTTTCCGCTATTTGAGGAAACCTTATCTTCTGCTTTTATAACAACAGCGTCATATTCACCCGCTTTTAACAATTGAAATCTTTCGTTCATAGCTTCCTGCTCTGTCATGACTTGATAAGCAAACATCATTATTCTCCATTTATTTTTAATTTAAGATAGTCAATGCATTTTTGAATGGCATCTTTTGGCATCTCTTCCCACTTTTCAGAATTCGATTTATCAAGCCATTTCTGATAAACCTCTTCTGGAACCTTTATCAATTCAATTAATCGTATTAATTCTTTTACCTGCTCATCACTAGCTAGTTCTTGTGCTATGGCATCGCGTTCAAGAACATCTTTACCATAACGATTGGCTATTTCTGTGTAAGAGAAAGGGAACGTTTCGGCATCAGTAAACTTTTCTAATCTGGTTTTTTTAACTAAAGCAACACGATCTTTCCCTCTTTTTTGAATCTCAAAAACTAAATCAAACATATAATCTAATTTTTTATAACAATCGAAAGTTGAACCGATGATTGCCATATTTTGGGCATATTCATTTTTAGAATGACTGGTTATGATTACATTCATATCTAATCTATTTAACAAAGACACTAAGTGTTTAATCTTTTTATTGGCTTCCGAATAATGTCTCCCAAATTCCGTGCCTGTTGCATCTTTTTCTTTGCTATTTTTTTTCAAGTATTCTGCAGATTTATCTAACAAATCATTATATAAGGTAGTAAGCGGATCTATGACCAAAGTTTTATATTCATGCTTTTCCGTTAAAAGTGATTTAACCTCTACCATTAATTCCTCAAAATCTGTAGTTTGGAATATAGCCCCTCCGGAATCCTTTAATATTTCCGTATATCGATCGTTCTCTGCTCCCCTCTCAGTATCAATTAGATAGGGTCTCGGAAACTGAATAGCAGCTGTCGTTTTACCGACTCCGGCAGAACCATAAAATAATGCTTTCAATCTCTTTTCAATAGCCTCGGGTTTTTTTGCACGTAATGCCATGTTACAACTCCTAACTTTAGTTAAATTCTTATAGTTTGATTCCCTTAAAATAAATTTACATATGCATACTTATGTGGTACGCATTAAGCATTTATTTCTTTCTAAATAACCTTAATAATTTATATCTTTTGAAATTAAGTCTTTCTTGTGCGCTAACATAATCCTTCATTTTTAATCTCCCTGTTCAAGTAAATCTTCAATAGCTTCTTGCTCTGTTCTTCCTGTTCCTATTGGGCAGGAGGTTCCTGTTCCATCACGTTCTATAGGCGCTCCATCGTAGCTATCCCATATGGCAACCCATGCAGGCAATCCCCAAAATGCGCGGTCTTGGTTATATTCAGTGATAATTGTGTCACCGCTTTCTTTGTCAATATGCTCAGCCATTAGTGTTTACTCCAAAAAATCTCACCGGATTCTTGGGAAGTGTGCGCGTAATATCCATTCTCGTTATTGGCTAAAATAAGATATAAATTGCATGCGTGTTCAAGGTATTTATGAAGGGGATTTTCAAAGTAAGTAATGACATTGGTTCGTGTGACTTCTGCAAAACGTTCACGATTGTCTAGGCAATCGTCTCTTAACATCGAGAGTAAGGCGCAAGTAAATTCACTATTAATAGATAGGTCATCGCCATAAATGCATTCTGATAGGTCGCGATCTGTTGCCTCTATATAAAGTCTAACAAGCTCGTTCTTCTCATATTCCGGCAGCATATCGAGGTAAAGCTCATAATGGTCTACCGAAAATTTGGCAAAGTTCGCCACTAATTCTTCCGCATAATTCGAAAGATTTTTTTCATGATCCATATTTGTCAATCCTTTGACAGTATTTCCAAGTACGAAGGGGTCCATTTTTATTTCTTCGTCTTTTCTTGAAATGCCTACATCGTAGGCATGAGTTTCCAGTATATCGTATTTATATCCTGCTTTCATTTTTTACCTCATTGTTGTTAAGATGAGGCTATAATAACTAATCAAATATTAGCTGTCAATATGTTAACTATTATTTAATTCGTGTTTACATTAACAGCTATTATATGTAAGCTCAGCAGATGTTAACGAGGATATTATTTTATGAATGTAGAAGAAGCACTAAAACACTTTAAAAGCGGATATGACATGTGCAAACAAATTGGCGCACACACCGCCTCACTTACTCGATGGAAAAAAATTAACGGCTGGATCCCTATAGGCAAACAATTAAAAATTAATGAGGTCACAGGATTGGACTTGCCAATAGATATCACTAAAGAGTTGATGGAAAAGCGATTGAGTGAAAATAAACTATAATTTAAATAAATTAATTAAGAGGCTTTATGAACATGCCAAATAAAAAAGGCAATATCACATATACTGAGGATACGAGACTAGCTTTGCTAGAACATACCATAATTGATATCAATAAAACCCTCGAAAGATTTGAAAAAAGATTTGACCGGATTGATGAAAGATTTGATAGGGTTGATGAGAGATTCAACAAGCTTGATGAAAAATTTGAGCGCATGAATGAGAAAATGGATTCTCATTTTAGAACCAGTGTTTACATGATCATAGGACTTTATGGTGGTGTAATAGCAACTCTTGTTGCTGCGGTTGGAAAGGCTTATCATTGGTTTTAAGCTAAAATTCTAGGGCTTAATCACCTCTTAAATAGCTTCCAAAACCTGCCCTTATTTTTTATGGTTTTATCAAGCAAATTACTACTATCTTCATCTTGTTTTTTATTCTCAAGAAGCCTGCCAAAACAAGTCATGGCCTCTAACATCTTCATCTTTTCTTGTGATATAAACTCAATCTGATTTCGTAAAAAATCTATCTCTTCATCTTTTTTACTAGAGCCATCTTTAAGTAGATCGTTTTCAAGCTTTAAGCGTTCTTTTTCGGCGATATGTTGCGCTGGGGTTCTCTCTTGTTCTTTTCTGTGCGCTTCTGGAAATACTCTAAAAAACTCTGCCTTATCAATATAATATTTGCCGTCTTCCCTTGTGGCACTAATCTTCCCCTTTGTAATCATATTTTGAATATGACGAGGAGTATACCCGACTAATAACGCTGCTTGCTTCGGTGTAAGCCAAGAAAAAGTGTCTTTCATTTTCGCCTCTTTTCTAAGTGGTTCTTTGATTTAAAAAATCAATGTTAGTAATATTAATAAGCATAAATATTTTCTTGGAATTAAAACGAACTTTGTTTATCTGTCCGGTATATTTCTAAGAAATTATTCTTGACTTTATCGCGTAAAAGAATATATTCGTCTACATCAAAGGGGCTTTTTATAGCAATTTCATAAGATGAGCAATTAATTAATAAGATAAATAAATAAAAATGACAAGGAAAATTAATCATGTTAATCGAAGAACTATACGAATATTATGGGAGTTGGGCAAATCTATCACGGAAATTAGGGTTAGGATCAACTACTTATCTTGCATGGCGCAAAAGGGGCTATATTCCTTATCCCACACAATGTGTAATTGAGATGAGGACTAAAAGAAAATTTAAAGCGAACATAAAACACGCAAAAGATTCATAATTAAATCATATGGATTAATGGCTGATAATCTTAAGATTTTATTCGCATTATTTCATCGACGATCGAATTTAAATCGATATTCCACTCGTGACCGATTGATAAGCATCAATCCGCGATGTATAGTGGTATTAGAATTTTTTAGTTAATTTTTAAATAATTAAAATATTTTTTATTAAGTAGGTTAATGGGCATCCTGCCCACTAAGTCTTGATTTGTTTATTTGAAAGTGAATACACCATCCCACCAAGTTTGTTGTATTCATTGTTTTAACCGGATGCCAAGATTTTGGCGAAGTACGATTTATGCATCCAACATCCTGTGAGGATACAATTATGCGCAAGATAAGTTACCTAAAGGCTATTTAGGAAAAATAAACTTACACAAAGGCAATTACCTAAAACTAAAACTGACAATTACTCAGCAATTACCTAGGGCTATTATATATGAGCATTATAAAAAATACACCACATATTTTAAAACATTCTGGTCTTTCATTTACGACCCTCCTAAATAAAACCATAGAATCAATTAAAGATCCTGGTGCTTTAGGTATTTATGTATACCTAGCATCCAAGCCCTCGGATTGGGAAATATCAGAAACTAATCTTCAAAATAGATTCTCAAAGGGTCGCGATTATATCCGTGCTCGTCTTGCTGAATTAAGACTTGCTGGGCTAATTAAAAGCATCGCCATAAAGGACCATAAAGGACGAATAATTCGATGGGAAACCATCATCTATAGTGAGCCTCAAGATATTGATATAAATAAAGAAAAATCGGTCGATGTCCAGGTTACTGAAAAACCACCTTCTGGAAAACCCAGGCATCTGGAGAAT